TGTACATGGCGAGATGGAATTAATAAATATAGATAGACCTTTGGGGGAAATGTTTACAACTCCGGAGGGTATTGAAAATCTACTTAAAAAAGTAACACTTGATGTTGATTTTGGTAGAGAGCAAGTTCCACTTCTCTATACTAACATCTATCAAACTATTACAAATCCTAACTTTCCAAGATTGGTTCCTATCTCTGAATTCGCTCAAGCTCAGGTCGTGTTCTTGGAGCATTTGGAAGGTGAAGAAGTAAGGTTCGGAGCAAGAACAATCTATAAAGGTGATGGAGTTCCAATAATAACCTATACAGCAGGGTTCGACGGATGGACTCTCGAGGTGGAAAAATTCGATGAGACCTGGAGAATAACAGAACTAAATAGGGCATTAGGAGAGGCTTATAACGCACTACTAAACCACATTCATTTATATCCAATAATCAATTATTCATATCCAGCAAAGAATAAGACTGCAGCATCAGCAGAAGGAGACACATATTTAGAAAAAGTAAGAAACACAATAAGAAATGCAATTAAGCACGCACAACAAGACTTAAACAAAATAACTAATGCTAGGAGAAATCCAACTGTTTTATTATGCTCAACTGCAAATCTCATCGATATTCAGGAAGCATTAGGAAGAATGACAATTAAGGGCACAGAATATCAACCATTATCTCAAATTCAGACCATAATAGCATATGATGGCTGGTCTGTAACAGTGGGCGAAAAGACTTATACTTATCCCGGAGTTCCCGCTGGAAAGTGCTATCTCATAGATCCAAAGAGGTATTTCAGGGAACTAGTAAAGCAAGATTTAACAATTGAGAGCGGAGAACCCGACACTACAAGATTAGTCAGGGCCCCCATTATCGCATATGCAATGAGGGGAGTCTGGGCATCTCCCGAAAACGCAGTCGAAGAGGTCACTCTACCTTAACATTTATGATCTATACAGCAGACGATATAAAACTTTTGAGAATATTGATTGAAGAGGTAATCCCTCCCGGGGGAAGCGATACTGATACTCGCTTCTCTGATGGATTTTTAGGGCAGATACTCGCAACAGCGAACGATATTTATGATGCTGCGAGTATCTGCTGGGTTATAAAAGCAGGAAAAGGAATGACAGAAAAAGACGGGATAAAATCGTTGAAGATAGGGAGCGAGGATATAGAGTATGTATCTCCGGAGGAGTGGCAAAATTATTGCATAAAAATGTCTGAGATATATAAGCAAAAAAGTCCAAATAAAGGGTCTAAGGCATTTGCTTTAGACCCTCCAACTCTCTATGTGGGGGACGACTCAGATGAGCTACATTAACGAGCTTAGGAAGATGCATAAAAAACTAATTGATATAAATGCAAGTATTGCAACATTGAACAGAAAAAAACTTGAAGAGGTAGACGGTGCGATAGAGGAGAAATGGCTTGCGGTAGGAGATATAGTTTGCAGAATATTCGTAAAAGGGGAAGTAAATATTCCGGCAGTGGTTGCAGGAGATATAGGCACAAAACAAGAGAATGAAAAATATGGAGCAATATTTGAGTGGAATGCAGATATAAGAGGGAATGAAAAAGAGAGAGACTATATTATAGTTGACGGTGCTACATACGAAGTGAGGGCAATAACGGATTTGAAATATCGTGGATATGTATTCGGAAAAATCGCAGACCTGAGGAGAATCGAATGAGTGAGATAGATATAGAAGAGAAATTGAGAAGAATACTCGCAGCAATAATTCAAGTATGTCAAGTTTATGCAGGAGAAGCGGAAGGATATATGAAAAATAATGCTCCCTGGAAAGATAGAACAGGAGTAGCAAGGGCGAGTTTGCATTCAAAAGTGCTGATTGATAAAGACAGCATAACAATAAGGTTATCTCACGGCGTGGAGTACGGAGTTTATCTTGAATATGCACACGGCGGGAAGTATGCAATACTAAATCCGACTGCGAGATTGTACAAAGAAAAACTAATAAGGAGCTTGAATAGTCTATTTAAACGATGAGAAGTGCTATAAGGGGAAAATTAATACAAGATATTACAGAGATAGAGGGGAGAGCCTACGAGATACAAGTCCCCAATAAGGACACACCTAAACCTTTTCTCATCGTGAAACAAGGAATTGATACTTTGACAGAAGCATGGGCAGGATATAAAAGGACAGTGGATATAATCGTAGTGAGCAAGAGAACATCATTTAAAGAAGTGGATAAGCTTGCTAAAAAAGTTATTCAATCGCTTGATAGACAAATCGTAGTAGACACAGACACAAATGAAGCTTTTACATGTTTATACGATAATTCGAGCATTGATTATATCGATGACGACTGGAATGCGATAACAAGAACGGTCTCATTCTCTGTTTTAGCTTTGAGACCCTACATACTAGAAGAATATATTGAATCTTCTGAGGTAGTAGAAGCAATTTGCAAATGGACAGAGGAAAACTTTAAGGATTTAAAAGTTTATAAAAACATAATTCCGATGGATTATGTCACTCCGGGGGTAGTCTGGAGGCTGGAAAAAGTAGAGACAACTCAGCTGACAAATATACATATAAAAAATAATTACACGCTTAGAGGACACGTGCTAGGAAGGATAATGGGAGATGAAGAGAAAATTGGAAAAGATATAGTCAAGCTCTTGAGACAGAGTAAAAAAATACACTATTTAGATAAGTTTTTTACAGTTGACACTATCGATTATTCAAGTGTGAGAGACAAATTTAGAGATGGTCAGATAAATCTGGTTGTCTATTCATTAGATTACTTAACAAAGACAGCGGATAAAATTCAAAAAGTAGGTGTAAGGGGGTATACGAATAATGAGTAAGGAAGCTAAAGAAATAGAGAAGAAATATGAAGAAGAATACGATAAGGAAGTTTTGATTGAGACTTCGAAGAAGATTTTTGGAGTAAACTCTGAAGTTTTAGCGGGAGCATTATCTTTGGCAGAGAAAAACAAGCTAACTTTAAGTGAGACAAAAGCACTATTAGAAAAGTTTTTGAAAAGGGAGGTTAGATAAAAAATGGCAGGTGGAACTTGGTCATCAACCGATAAGCCAATATTGCCGGGGCTATATCTAAATTTCAAGGCACAAGCGTTGAGCACTATTCAGCCAGGCTCTCGTGGAACTGTAGGAATAGTCGTGAGGGCGCACTGGGGGAAAGAAAAAGATATAGTCGAGATAACGAGTGAAAGCGATTTGATAGAGAACTTTACAAGCGATATCACAGGAGGAGCTAATGCATATAAGCTAATAAGGCTTGCGCTTTTAGGAGGAGCTAAAAAAATATTAGCTTATAGATTAGTAAGCTCTGCTGGAGCACAAGCGAGCGTGACACTTAAAGATACAACTGACGCTAATATGATAACATTGAAAGCAAAATATAAAGGCGAGAGAGGAAACAATTTTAAAGTCACAGTATCGACTAATTTAATTGATAACACTAAGAAAGACATATCGCTTTACGAAGGGGCAACACTTTTAAAAACTTTTACGGTCGGAAGCGGTGCTGATAATATCGTAAACGCAATAAACGGTGATAGCACAAACGAATGGATCGTAGCTGTAAAGGTGGCGGATGGCAACGGCACATTAGCGAACGTAAGCGGAGCAACTTTTGCAGGTGGCAACTCAGGAATAACGGGAATAACAAATGCAGATTATACAGAAGCATTTAGCAAATTCGAGACGCAAAACTTCAATCTTTTTGTTCTCGATGGAGTAAGCGATAGTGCACTTCAAGCATCTCTGAAATCATGGGTAGAGAGATTGAGGAGTGAGGGGAAAGGAATAATCGCAGTAGTGGGTGGTAGTGCAAGCGACGATAAAGCAAGCGATGCAGTTACAAAAGCAATCGCAAGAAGCACCGCACTAAATAGCGAGGGTATAGTAAACGTCGGCGTTGGAGCTTACGAGGGTTCAACAGAATACAGCTCCGGAGAGGTTGCGTGTTGGGTCGCTGGATTGATAGCGGGACAAAGATTGTCAGAATCTACAACCTACTCAGTCGCTCCTTTCTCTGATGTTAATAGACGCTGGACTAAATCTGAGATGGAGCAAGCTATACAGGGAGGAGTATTCTTGCTATATCACGACGGCGAGAAGGTAAAGGTGCTTAAAGGGATAAATACATTAGTATCTCTTAAGCAAGGACAAAATAACGCCTGGAAGAAGATAAGAACGATAAGAGTAATGGACGCCATAAATAACGATTTAGTAAAGACTGCAGAGGAAGCATATATAGGAAAAATCAACAATACAGCAGAAGGAAGGAACTCTTTAATCGGGGCATGTAGGGAATACATGAGACAATTGGCACTTGGTGGTGTAATTGAGAGAGATGGATGGAATGTTTATTTAGACCCCGACTTCCCTAATCCAGAACCCGACGAGGTTTATATCAAGTGGGAAGCACGTTTAACCGATGTGATGGAGAAAATATTTGGAACCTTTATCGTCAAGTAGGAGGTGAAAGATAATGGCAAATATTGTGGAATACGAAATATTAAATGGGACTTTTGGCGAGGTATATATAGACGGGGAATTCTACGGCAATTTTAACGAAATAGAAGTAAAGATATCTAATAGATATAGCGAGGTAATAATTCCTGGACAAAGGCAAGTAAAACATAAGCACACAGCATTCGAGGCAACAGGAACTTTAAGGGGATTTAGTGTCGGACCGGGTCTCGTCGATAGCTTCGTAATAAGAGATGATGATGTTCCTCCTGCCCTAACGATCGAG